ATTCTCCAATAACGTGAACGAATGAGTCACGACGCTGAAAATTCTCCAAATTGTATATACGCTGCTGATTAACCAAATCCTTTATATCGTGCAAGTCCTTCATTACACTGAAACGCAATGACTCAAGTGATTGACCGAACGTACGCATATCGCGATCAATACGTTCAACCACTTCCCTATGATATCCTTCAATCTTATTTAGCACCTCCTGTCTAAGTACTTGATCCGCTTCCCTCGCCTGTAGTTGTACATAGCGAACCAATATGCCCACTGCTGTACTCAGAACGAGAACTACTAATCCACCAAGGCTGATAATCCATCCCATTTCATCACTCATGCCTTTCCTTCCCATGTAGGTGCAGGCATCACTTATGATGAGTGCGACGCAAAACAAATCTATTATCGTTACGCACACGAAGCCAGGCATACAGCGGCGGAAGCGCTGCAACTGCCATACCACCTGACTCGATAAGAAAGGTCGTCCAAGTACCAGCATTAGCAGGAGTGATCCATCCTGCGCCAACTGCGTACATGACACCCATAGAGATCAGATAGCGACCAAGCATTTTCAGCTTATCACGAAGTTCTTGAGGCATGTTCGTCTCCATTGTGTGAGTCACACAGGCTTTGACTTGGCCTGTGCCTCTGCTGAAGTACGCTCTGTTTCCGCTCCTTGACGCTGGCCTTCTGCAAGCACCACCGCTTCTGCTGCTCCAGCCGCACGCCCAATTTGCTCACCTTCAGCCAATCCAAGCTTACGTGCAATTGCCTCATTTCTCACAGTGAGTGAGTTCGTATTCTTTTCGATCGCGTCAACATTTGCCTTAACGGCGTGTAGCGAGTCTCTTAACATGGCATCCTTCCTGTCTTGATAATCACGATCCTCCTTCCTGATGCGAGCCGCATTATTATTGTCAATTCGCTGCTTCCACAAAGGGATCAGCGCCGTCAACACAAGAATTGGAATGCCAAGCAAAGCCACCCAGAATGCATCACTCATGGTTGAACTCCATGTCAAAGTTTGCAGTACGTCAGTGCGTTCTCAGTTGCCTCGCGACCGAACCCACGATTTGCTGCCTCTCGGATCAACTTCTCCCTAGTAATGAAACTCAGCGCCAATCTCATCCTTTCACATTCATCCGGTGACGGATTTCGATACTTTGGCTTCGATGCCTTGGGCACAACAGGCTTCGGCGTCGACACTTTCGGTACTGTTGCCACTTTCGGTCTCGGTACAGGCGTGGGCACAGGCTCAACAATTTCTGGCACATGCTTAGCATCTTCTGTGTGAGTCACATGCGGATCAGGCGCTATTGTACTTAACGGAAACAGGATAGGTGCAGGACACACAAGAGGAACGACCGGAGGTATACTCATTTTCGGCTTCGGCTTCAACCAATTCTGAAACTGCTCAGCATAGCCAGACTTCTCAGCGGCCTCGACAGCCAGCCGCACATCAAGCACAGCCAAAATGACTATGCTCGTTATCAGCCACGCCCATGCCAGCTTGACACTCATTTTCCTGCACCGATACCAAACGCGCTCAATGCGCCTCTGAGAATGGCCGGAGCTACCGTCTTGATTAGCCCACGCCATCCACCAGCCATACCAAACGCCGCACTCGATCCGAAAGCCGTGAGCAATCCCGTCCCTATATCCGATGGAAACTCACCAAGTCCAAGCGGTGTACCAACCTTCCCAGCAATCATTGCCAGTAACGACGCGCCGAAACCAGCGATACTCGTTGCGACCCCTGGCTTCTCCAGCATAGGCACCTGCTCGGGAGGAACCGCTGCAGGCTTGGGCTGAATTATGATCGGTGCTTGAGGCTCCTTACCAGCTTGTGCCACAACTTGCGACACAATATTCGTGATCGCTGTGATCTGCTGTGCAAGACCAAGCACTGCATCGTTGATCCGCTTGATCGCGGCATTGATCTGGTCGATATCCGTTGCCATTGGTTTCTCCCTTGTTGGCCCACTGCCGATAATCTCAATATCAAGCTGCGCTTCACCAGCAGCAACAACATTGCCACGCATAACGACTTCAATACCAATCGCTCTTGCAGCAGCAACTGTTATATCAATGCCTGCACCATTCGTGCGACTATCTACCTCAGCACGAGGACGCGCATTCCTTTCCCACCAACGATCTTCAGGCCAACCGTCTCGCCCATCATACCAAGGTCCGATGTCTGCCTTATTGACGATGACCGATAGCCCGTTCGCACGGTTCGTAATCTTGAGCGGCAATTCACCTTCAATTCGCCCTGGAAGTGCATACCCAAGGTCCGGCATGACGTTGAAAGGTGCATATGCATCGCTCGCGTCCTGGAATACAGTTGTCTTGATATTCGTGAACTTATTTGGATCAGATGAGTTCTCGATCTTTACTGGATCGATCTTCCACGGGCGAACGTCATTGTAGAATGCCGGAATATCAACGACGGATACGTGAAAATGCGCGCTGTGGGGATTGTCCCCCGTATACGCGGACCACTGCCACGGCGTCGTACCAGTTCTGGGGTAGCTGCGCACGATTTGCCGATTTGATATGATGTAAAGGATGCGGTCGTCGCGAGACGCAACCAGTTGCTCAGCAATCCGCCGTGCATCGACTCCATGAGCAGGATCGTGCGTAATGTCAATGGCGCGGACAACTCCATTCTCATCTGGGTTATGCTCCGATTTCTGGTTCTGATGTCGCTCGTCGCCGATTGATCCGTCAGGCCCACCTTTATGATCGCGACTAGGAAACATCGCATCCATCTGATCGTACAGCTTGATAAGACACGGCGCTAACCGACCGCGCTCGTCAGGACCCGTCCAAATAAATCGTGCCATGTGTGTGACTCACACTGTTCCCGGAATGATCCAGACGCTTGCATTGCAACCAAGCTTATCCAGTTTCGCCTGCCACCAGACAGGATAGAAAATGCTACGCCCCCTACCGAAATAGAATACAGACATGACTACCTCCCTGTGTGACTCACACATGCCTGTCATCGGGCGGACCCCATATGGCCGCACCGACAAAAGCAGCAACTGGAAGAACTATTGCTGCTATGAAAAATATCATTATCCATTGCTCGAAATCATAAATTGGGTATACTTCACCGTACATTAGTGCCTCCTCTGTGCATTGGCATAATCTTTTGTCTCCATTTCATGCCAGAACATATACTGTTTCCTGCGCTCCTTGGTCGGCAGCACGATCTTTGATGTCTCTGGCAATTTAGACAACAAATACTTGCAGGCGTTCATGGCATGATCATTGTGATCTGTCGGCTCATCTGTTGTCGCACCGAGCGGGCTCTTCTTCCAATAATATGCCGTGATCTCGGTCTGGAACCACAACATATCAGCACATACATACAACAACGGTCCTGGCCGTTCCAGTGTCGTAATGTGTGGAACATATGGATGACCATTGAGATACGAATTCATTTTCGCAATGCCCGGAGCAATATCATTCATCGCTGCACGAGTTTGTATGCCCAACTCACTCAACAATTTCGAAACTGTATCGCCACTTACTCCCCCTTTAACAACTGTCCTCCTAAATATTGACGGGTCGGCAAGGATCGGCTCTTTAACCTGAAGAAGCCCCATATACTTTGAACGAATTTCGCGAATAGCAGCAGGATGCTCAGTATAATCAAACTCAGGCTCATAAAAACCATCAAGTATACAAACACGACCAAGCTCATCAACAAAAGCAAGCATGTAACAAGTAGGCGAGACAAGCCCAAAGTCATAACACTCCATAACTTTGACTTTGACATGATGAGCCAAGCAATCATTGAGATGTGCCTCCATCTGAAAACGTGACAACACGTGGCGCCTTGGATCAAAGCTCGGATGCACTAACCCTTCGAATGCGACCCATTTACCTGCCACGTAACGCTCGAACATCTGACCTTTATAAGACGCTTCAAGGCCCATAATATAATCGGCAGGTAGATTGTCCTTATTCTCGTACACATCACTCTCAAACAACGCAATGATCGGCTCATGCGTTACCGGATCAACGATCAAATCAGGCAAACGCGTACCATCCTCATTAAAACGCAACAACGGATTGACAACTTTGTGAAACATCCAGTTACGTGTTGGGTTTAGCGTGATCATCAACCAACGCGGACCAGTCCTCGGCATGGTCGGATCATCTTCCCCAACCGGGCGGTACGGTGTTTCGCCTCGCAAACGGCCGAGTAGATCAAGGAAGTCTTTATAAACGATCTCTGGGTCTTCGAATTGATCGCCCACAATCCAATCATAGGCTGCAGACAAAAGGTTGCTCGTTGTGCTTCCATCTTCCTGACTCTTGCCCTTCTGCGCTACATAACGGAAATGGACAACCGATCCATTATGAAAATAAACCGAATTGTCCTCTTGTGTCGGCCACTTCTTGACCCAATGCGGCGGTATCCAACTCAGGAACGCTTTGCGCAACGTATCATTCAGCTTTGGGTACGTTGCACGAACCATCAAGCCTACGCAACCAGGATAGTCAGTTACTAGCTGCGCAGCCTTGATACACACAGCCGTGGTCTTGCCATTGCCGAACGCACCGCCCATAATTTGTATCTTCAGGCGACACTTATTGAAACCCCACTGCGCTGTGATCTTTGTGCTTCCTTTAAGGAACTTCCTTAGTCGGTAGTTCTTCATAGCTTGTGCTCGGCTCGATCGAGTATGTGACTCACACGCCGTACCTATAACCTTTTGGTGCTTGCCATGGCATGTATGACATGGCCCAAGCGTACAAACTATATGTTATAGCCAAACATATAGTCACAGCAACTACGCTGATGAGTACTATCGACATCGATATCTATTCCATCGAACACAAATCGCGACAGTTGCTCTGAACTGCTTGGTCTGCTTACAAGCTGTACGTAGATTATCGATGCACTGTGCGTAAGTGATTGTTTCCTTTGCTGGTCCCGTCTGGATCGAACCCTTCGGGGTCGAGAGATCGGCCGAAAGCACCGTCGTACCAAGGGCCACAAATAGCGCGAAGCAGAAACCAAGTCCAAAAACCAACTTCATGACGCTCTCCTCTCATTGTGTTCATCCATAAGTTGCAGCAACCGCCTGATTAATCCCAACACTTCCAATCGAGAATGCTGCATCTGCTGCAACAAGAGCCCAATCAGCACTGGCGGTCCGTATCCCCACAGTTCTTGTTCCTGTAGGCGCTATCTCCGAACCAGTATAGTCCGGAAAACCTGTGACGTTCCTTGCGATGACAAACAAAAAATCACCCGCATCGATAACGATATCATTACTTGCAATGACCCACGCTCCTGTTCTCTTAACCAATGACGATCCTAGTCCTAATGTTGTCCACACTGACACGCTCTTTTCCTGAAATGGCGCAGAAGTAAATGTAACAACAGTATCTAATGCCCCATCTCCAACCGTTACAAGCCCACTATAGAGCGCTGCCCTATAGGAATTCGCTGCACTGATATCTGGGTTCAGCGGTACACCGTTGCACACGACAGATGTCACAGCACTATTATTACCAGACGTCATACCAGCAATAACCAATCTATTCGGAGCAGCACTACCCAAGTCCGCTACGAGATTAACTGTGTTGCCTCCTATATTGTTGAACGTTGAACCTCGATGCAGATACTGCTTCAACATGCCGACGCGACCATGCACAGGATAATCATTACGCCCTAACCTATGCAATCGCATACCACGCATAGCTTGCACTCACACAGTCAACTGAACCCAAGAGCCAGCCACTACACCTAGTGCTTGGTATAGTGTACCATTCGTTGTATCAACAAGCCGCTCACCAGCATACTGTGGCGTAATGACTCCTGTGGGATCACCCGCATTCGTTCGATTGTAGTGATCGAACGGCTTGTCCGTCGGGTTATTCCCGCTTCGATCAACTACCCAAGTCATTACGGCACCTACTAATCAAAATACAGACTTACGGATGCACCTCCGACACTTGGTGCAGCCATCAATCGCGCACGCACATAACGGATAAATCCTGACGCTTGAGCACTCACTTGGACAGGCGGACTATCCGAACCGGCAACGAGATTAATAATTCCCTGCCAAGGACCACTTTTGCTACTGGACACATAACCCGTCGGGAAAGTTGCGTAAGCATGAAGTCGATGATAGCCGATATCCAGATCGAACACCTCTCCTGGATCAGTTGTATCCTCATCCACAAGTAGAGCTATTGAGCTTCTGGTCATTACGTTACCTCCGCTTCCATTGGTCGCCAATCAGCATTTGTGATACCGTCGGCTTTCCATCGAACCTTATTGGTCGTATCGAACACGATCTCGCCTACATATGCTGGCGTCAACACAGTATTTGGTGACGCTGCCGATACTCGATTGCGTGTACAATACGGTCGGTCTGTTGGATTGACCCCGCTCTTGTCTGCCACGATCGCCATTTGATCCTCCTGACAAATAGATGGCTGCCATCACGAGGCTGCCGCAAAGCAATGACAGCCACCATCGCAGCGTGCTACTCCACCACTTCAGAGAGCCGCACGTCGCGATCCGTCATGTTCCTAGCGCGCGAAGGCGTCAACTCAATCTCCTCACCCGGCTCGACCACTTCACCTTTCATGGTCGTACCATCGTGACACATATACAGCTTGGTCGCTTCTTCGAGCTTCTTTTCAATCTCTGCATCTTTTGCAGCTTCAGCTTTCTCTTGCACTGCCGCCTTCGTCTTTGCTTTACTGGCCATTCATACCTCCTATTGTGTGACTCACACTCACCTCAACACCGTCATCGACATACATGATGCGCAACTCGCTCTTGTGCATCGACGCTTGCGACGCATGATCCTTCGCAGTCACACCACCACGCGTCAAAAGGTCCATATTGGCTTTCAGCTTATTGCTTTCCTTCTTACCATTCTTCGCAATGTCAACGACACCATCTAGTGCAATATGGGAATGTGCCGCCAGCCGCGATGCAAGCAATTCACTATTCGCATTGATAAATTCACCACTCACAATGCCGAAAGCTTCACTGTACGCACTATGCTTCTTCAACTTCTTGACATCATCAATACCTACCTTCATCGCATCGGCAATATCGTACTCACTTATGCCCATCAGTGTATAGACAAGCACACAAGCAACACCATTCATCGTACCGGCCGGCGCCGGTAACTCATTCAATGACCTACGCTTGGTCGATTTAAACTTCTTGGGCTCGACTATTGGCGCGGAGCCACCTTCTGGCTCTAATACACGACCATCATTCAAAACGAGAGGGTCACCCGGCCTCGCGAGAAGCCGAGTGACCTTTCCAGGCACGCCGTTCGTCCTATCGTGTGATTGGGAACGCGGCCTTGGAACTTTTTTCTTTGTGTGAGTCACACACTACCTCATAAGAGTACGAACCCTCGACCACTCCAGAGTATGATCGAGGGTTCGGCCATGACAATCGGACACGACCGCTGTCACAGCTACCTCGTACCGAGCGGATTGCCGTCCTTGTTCACTATTGGTGACGCACCAAAGCTCGTTCTGGTCGTCAGTGTCAGGAAATCAGCATTGATTTCAGTCACATCGGCCGCTGCAGTATTGCGATTGACCAAGTTGATGGTCTCAATCGTTCTCTTACCGCCCAATTCGACGTTCGCTTCGACACGCGTACGTGCTTTCAGCGCTGCAGCACCTGGAGCAACACCATCCAGTGCAGTCGCGATCGCCCTCATACCAAAAAGACCGTTCGTGTCGAAGCCCATGGCGATCATACGACGCCATGGACCCTTACCACTGATACTTGCGAGGCTGACCACGCCATTCTCTGGCCAGAACCCACCCTTGACAGTTGCGGTTGCCTTAGTTGACATGATAACCTCCTGTGTGAGTCACACACTTGCCCTCGGCTTGATCGAGGGAAGAACCGGGGGACCGATCAGCACACCGACCCCCCGGTGCAACGCACATACCGAGAGGAGAATACACACTATAGTACAATATAGACACTGTGTCAATAGCGATTTTCACGATTGCTATCACTATCACTATCACGCTGTGTGAGTCACACACCACCATATTTGATGAATTACGATCGACTCGCGTCGATATCAATCATGCTAGCATTCGAAAAAATAGTGCTTGACACAAGAGTTTTTTCATGGTATAAGCTACTTAGCGAAGCCAGAAGAACCATCCAAATCGCTATTGACATGACCGGGGCAACATGCTATAGTGATCATGTTCATGGGTAATTAAGCATTCCCTCCCATGATCATCCTCCTTTGGAAACTTGGCCTCCGAACACAAATCGGGGGCCTTTTTCATGCGTACGCGACGAACGCGGACACGAAATCCCCATCTTATCTGACCGGGGTGGTAATAACTACCATCGCCGAAGGCACGGATAGTTATTACCACCCTATCAAATCCACATCAATACACTATTACCATCCCGTACAATCCTCGATCGTGCCTAGTTCTGTGTGACTCACACACTCAAATTCATCATCAGTATCAATACCAACAACGGTCTGTCCTCCTTCGTCGGCCCGCGCCCATGTCAAGCAACCCTGGGTTGTAATTTGTAATCATGGGGGGGCATAATTATAGGCATGTATTCCTAGCTCGTAGGATTAGATACCTAGGACTTAATGGCTATCGGTAGATAGGATCATGGTCATAGGACCATAGTCATAGGAATAAGAGCCAGCTGGCACGTTATGTAGTCACGTGATACATGCGCCGTGTAGTTGCGTGCGATATGTAGGCACGACATGGCTACACCGTGCATGCATGCGCTATGTAGACAGTGTGTGAGTCACACAACGTAGTCAGCTGCGATGCAAATTTCGTGAGAGTAGCCACAACAACGAGGCGCGTTGCGTCGCTACTGATAGGAATAGTGTCAGTTCGATTGCGTATTGATATCATACTAGTGAGTAGTGGTAGTTAAGTGATAGTAATGATTGTGGTCCCGGTCGAATAGCGGTCAGTAATTCCGTGCCTTCGGCGAGGATTACTGACCGCGATGGGTGATTTGCGTCGCGCAGTCAATGAGCAAGCACGATTTGCGTCGCCGCATTAAAATTGTGTGACTCACACAAAGTACTTTGTCATGCAAAGGGAAATATGCAGCAAAATCAATGGGTTATCATGCGACAGAATGACGCAGTTGACACAAAATCGCGCCTAGGCCATGGTTGTGATGGTTTCGACGGCATGACATGGCGAATGCCAGCCCCGAAGAAACGCACACTGCAACGGCAGTACGGACCGCCTCCACAACGGCAACCGTGTCCTGATATGCAGCACTAGGCGAAAGCCAGTGAAGACAGTGACCAGCGCAACAGCACGTTGTGTTAGAGCCACTTTCCTGATAATTCACAGCGACCATGCCCTGTACAGTGACCATAGCGGCGGCGATGTCCAGTGTCCGGCCAAAAGGCATACAGCGTATGGCAGCAATGATGGTTGTCGGGACAAAATGGGAGAATGAAAATGCAGTACAAGGCAATACGAGTGCGTGATTTCGCTGTGGCATGGCATTGGAAACAGTGCCATGCGGGCGCAATCAAGCGCAATGGGAGTGCTTAGCTATGAAGTATATCATCGTTCTCGTGGTTTGTGTTGCCGCCATCTTCGCGTTGCCACACTTCGCGATGGCGCAAACCGAAGTCCTCGCGCAGGCGGGGAGCACGGCGCCAGCGACGCAGAGCTATCAAGAATTGCTCAAGGTCTGCGGCGCCGAATGGAGGGCCAGCGAGCAACGCAAGGCTGTGACGAAAGGCGAAGGCCAGAAGGCGTGGAACACATACCGCGCCGAATGTGTGACGCGTCATGGATACGTGCCCAAGCGCACACCGAAGGCCAAGGGCTAAGTTTGCCAGTGGTTGCCCTGTCGTCATGACAGGGCAATCGCGGGCAATCATGCCTGCTTAGGAGGGCTAGAGATGGCAAAGAAAGTGTTGAATTGGACTAATGTCGACTTGGATCAAGGGTTCAGCAACAAGAAGACAGCGGCAGCTTATAAGGCTTGGCGCAATGCTCAAGACGCTGCGAACCTGGAGCGAGACAAGCTCGATAACTGGCTCCGGCAGGACATCGCCAAGGCGACGGGCGCTGATCCTGATCATGTGGTCATTTCGCATAGGTTCGGTTTGGGCTATGCGATTGATGAGACTGCCAAGCCCGCAAGCAAGGGCAGCACTGGCAAGGTCAAGCTGTAAGCGTTGTGACGATGTGGTCACTGTGACGGAATGGTCACAGTGACCACTTGACACAGTGTTGCAAATATGCTACAGGTGGACCCAAGCTCGGTTGAACTATCCAGGACGGTGACAGTCCGGTTTCGCTAGTGCGGAGTAGGGTGACAGTTCAGATTGAGGAGGAATAGGAAATGAGCTATCAAGAGGCTGTGCAAGAGTTAGCCAAGTGCGATGATGCATGCTGGCTTGATGCATTGTTGATTGCTGCAGAGTTCGATACAAGCATCGAGCGTGTGCAGCATGATGTGCACAACTTGCGGTATCTGTATGACTAGTAAGAATGTACGGCGCGATATCTACGTCGTGCATTCCATGCGTAGTAGCTGGGCAAAGCAAATACATGAGGAGGACCGAAAGGAATGGAAGACATACGGTGAAGCATTTAAGCACTTCAAGTGGCATGTAAGCCATAATCATGAAGCTGGTTTGTTTCACTGGGCTGCTGATGCGGTTTGTACACGGTTGACTGCAACAGAAGGCTACAACATACCGTGTGATTTACCGCCCAATTAAGGGCACAACACGAGAGGATATAGTTATGGCGAAAGCTCCAAAGACAGCGTTGAAGCCGGGTGCAAAGGCTGCTGCGAAAGCTGGAACTACGGATGACGAAGAGAGCACGGGTCGTGCAGTTGTCATTCCGTCGCTGAAGTCCAAGGCATTGAGTCTCGATGTCGGTCCGAAGATCGTTGCTGCATTGGCTGCGGCTGATGCTGACGAGGAAAAGGGCAAGGCATTAATGGCAGGTGCCAAGGCCAAGAAGTATGATCTTCAGACGACACTGACCATGGCGATTGTCAAGGCCGCGCAAGCGGATAGCAGCATTGACTTGGCGCCTGCGTTTACGGACGACAAGAAGGCTATGTTACTGCTGAACAATCAGATAGGCTTGGCCATTGGTACTCGTGCCGTGTTCGACATCGGCAAGGGTGACAAAGCTTCGCAGACAATTGCTTGGGCCAAGGAAATGCATCCGTTCTTTCCGGCGCCCGGTGAGGACAAGGATAGTCCCGAGTACAAGCGCAAGCAGTCTACTCGGAGCAATTTCTTGCATCGGCAGAAGCAGTGCATCATGGCTGCGGCTGGTATCATCGAAAGGAAGTTGAAGGCCACCGTGGACAAGACCACTGGTGTGCTGATGCTGACTGGTGGCGATATCAAGAAGCAGTTCGGTGTTGACAGTGTGACGCTGAATGAGAAGCAGACTGTACAGAACAAGAAGGGCGAGGATGTTAAGCTGACTGAGAAGCCTTCGTTCACAGCCATTGCGGCACGTGCTGCAACGGCACATGGCAAAGTCATCTCGCGTACCAGCAATACGCGCGGTGCTGGCCCTGGCGGTTTCAAGGGCAAGAAGCCTGAAGAAATCGTTGTCGAGATGTCCTCGCAGTTCATCAGCGCGATTGGCAAGTTGCCCCCGGAATACGAGCAGCCTGTCGAAGATGCTCTGAAGTCCGTAGTCAATG